CATAGTAAGTGTAAAGAAACAAAGAAACACAAGAAGCAATATGCAGAATAGTTACTATTGGAAATGTATCGTACAAGGACTAGCAGAAGAACTAGGATATTTTCCTAATGAAATGCATGATGCTTTAAGAGCTAGGTTCTTGTCTGAATATGAAATGATAAGTATTAACGATAATCAAATAGCAATAAATAAAATAGGAAGTACAACATCTTTAAATACTAAATCATTTGAGGAATACACAGAACAAATAAGAGTATGGGCTTTAACTGACTTGGGTATCAGGCTTATGCTTCCAAATGAATATGAATAATTTCTATTATATATTATGGAAACAGAACAAAAGAGGACACAGGAGGGTAAAAAGAAATTACTAGCTGCACTAGAAGTATCATTAGGAATAGTAACTGAAGCTTGTGAGAAAGCAGAAATCACAAGAAGCAGACACTATGCTTGGTATAATAGTGATGAAGATTATAAGAAAGCAGTTGATGAAATTGACAGTAAGTTTATTGACTTTGCTGAAACAAGTTTAAAGAAACAAATAAAAGAAGGGAATACTACAGCAACTACATTCTTTTTAAGAACAAGAGGACGTAAGCGTGGTTATAATGAGAAGCAAGAGATAGACCTAACTTCAGGTGATGAAAGAATTAAAATTAATATAAACCTTGGAGATTAGTCCTGAATTTACACTAAAGCAAAAGGAGTGCTTGAAATATCTATTTGACGATAGCACTAAAGAAGTTTTATTTGGAGGTGCAGCAGGTGGAGGTAAGTCTTGGGTTGGCGTAAGTTATTTAATCTTAATGTGCCTTCAATACCCTAAGACTAGGTATCTAATGGGTAGGTCTAAGTTAGACGCATTAAAAAAGACTACACTAAACACATTTTTTGAAGTATGTACTGCTTGGAATTTAAAAGCTATAAAGGATTACACCTTTAATGGTTCAAGTAATGTGATAACTTTTTACAATGGTTCTGAAATAATCTTAAAGGACTTGTTCTTATACCCATCAGACAGAAACTTTGATAGTTTAGGTTCATTAGAAATAACAGGAGCATTTATTGATGAAGCAAATCAGATAACAGAAAAGGCTAAAAACGTAGTAGCTTCAAGACTTAGATACAAACTTGATGAGAATAATTTAATACCTAAACTCTTAATGACTTGTAATCCTGCTAAGAATTGGGTGTACTCAGAGTATTACAGACCTGCACAGGAAAAGACAATTAAGCACTACAGAAAATTTATACAATCTTTAGTTATAGATAACACTTACATATCTAAGCACTATGAAACACAACTATCACAATTAGATGAACTAAGCAAACAAAGACTTTTATTTGGTAATTGGGAGTATGACGCAACTGCTGATAGTCTAATTGATTATAATTCTATAATGGGTATGTTTAGCCAAAAAGGAATAGAAGGTGAAAAATACATAACTTGTGATGTGGCACGATTTGGAAGCGATAAGACGGTCATAATGCTTTGGCAAGGGTTACATATTAGATATATAAGAACATTGCTTAAATCGGCTATAAATGAGGTTGTGGACGAAATCAAGAAACTACAACAAGAGAATGGGGTTAATCTTAGAAATATTATAGTTGATGAGGACGGAGTTGGTGGAGGTGTAAAAGATTATTTAAGATGTCAAGGATTTACCAATAACGCAAGAGCATTAAAAGGTGAGAACTATCAGAACCTAAAGACGCAATGTTATTACAAATTAGCAGACCAAATAAACAAAGGACAAATCGGTGTTAGTTGTTCTGATGTAAATATAAAGAATTACATAACGGAAGAATTGGAACAAGTAAGAACTAAGGACGCTGATAAAGATAACAAACTACAAATTATTCCTAAAGACACAGTCAAATCTATTCTAGGGCGTTCTCCTGATTATGCTGACGCTTTAGCTATGCGTATGTATTATGAGATAGACAGTAACTTTGGGAAGTATTATGTACAGTAAACTAAAAACAACAAATTTCTATTATATAACAGATGAAAGTAAAAATCAAAAAGGAAGGTAAGGTAAAAAAGTTCAAATTGATTAATAGTTGGGAAGATGTAACTCTTGAAAAATGGTTGCAACTTATTGACTTTGAAACAGGAACTAAAACAGAAGAAGCAACAGAAACAATAGCAGCGTTATCTAATATTCCTAAGCAGTTAATAAAGGAATTAGCTTTATCAGATGTAGCGGCAATAATGAGTAGGATTGCAGAGCTACAACAAGAGCAAGATACAAAGTTAAAAAGGATAATTGAAATAGAAGGAGTAGAGTACGGCTTTCATCCTGATTTGGACAGTATAACATTAGGTGAGTATGCAGACATTGAAACATTTATTAAAAACGGAATAGAAAAGCACTTGCCTGAATTAATGGCTGTTCTTTATAGACCGATAAAAGAAAAGAAAAATGATATTTATATTGTTCACGCTTATGATGGGAACATTCGGTTCAGGGTGGAAGAAATGAAAAAGATGTCAGCTCAGCAAGTGCAAAGTGCTTTACGGTTTTTTTTTGTTTTAGGGAAAGAGTTGTCAGAGATTTTGCCATTGTATTTGATGGAGCAGCTGAAGGAAATGAAGACGCAATAGCAACAGAAAGTTTTGCAGAGAAGTGGGGATGGTTTGGAGTGATGTACAGATTGACAAATGGTGAAATAGTAAATTTAGAAAGAATAACGAATTTAGGATTGTTAGAGTGCTTGACTTGGTTAAGTTATGAAACAGACTTAAACTCACAAAATAAAGTTCAAAGAAATGGTAAACAATAAGACATATAACAATGTAGTAAATACTTTACTTAGACTAGGTGAGTATCACAATCAAATAAGCACCACTTCTGTTGGAGATATATATGACCTAAATCTTGAGAAGATGGAGAAGTTTCCTATTATGCACATAAATCCAACATCAGTAACAACAGGTGATAGTCAATTAACTTATAACTTTCAAATCTTTGTAATGGATATGGTATCTGAGAAGTCAGATTGGCAAACTAAACAGCACGAGCTTTTAACTAAGTTAGTCAATACTAAGAATAACGAACAAGAAGTATTTAATCAAACTTTGCATATATGCACAGATATTATTGGAATGTTAAGACATAGTTCAAGGCAATCAATAGAGGGTGTAAATGATATAAACGAACCTATGTATTTTACACAAGACCAATTTACAATAGAGCCTTTTCAGGAAAGGTTTGATAATTTATGTTGTGGGTTTGTATTTAATATAGGTGTATTAGTTCAGAATGATTTTCAGACTTGTAATATACCTGCTAACACTAGGGGTGCAGGTTACTAATGTTCAAATTTAAGATAGGAAGACTAATAGTTCAAATAGGATGGAAGAAATTTAAAATAACAATAAAATTATAACAATAAAATAAAATGGCAGACTTAACAACAACAATCACAGAAAATGTCGTATTGAACGGCTCAGTCAGAGGTTCTACAAACACTTTAACAACAACAGGTATAGTAGATGTATTTGAAAGAATATTAACTTGTACTCACTCACAGACTACAACAGTAGCAGTATTTGGTTCAACACCGCATAGTGCAGATGGTGCTTTAGATGTAGAGAACTGTAAATACTTAAGAATAACTAACTTGAGTACAGACCAAGATATGAAAGTGGCTTTTGTAACATCAGCAACTAACTATCAAGTAACAGTAAGAGCAGGTGGTTCACATATCTTATTCCAAGCTGAAGAAGTATTAATTGGTGAAGAAGATGCAAGTCCTGCTTTCCCTACATTGCAAGATTTAGTTACTGTAGAGGTAAGACCTTCAGCAACAACTGATGTTCAAGTAGAAATCTTTGCAGGTCTAGTATAATGAAGACTGAAGCTCTTGAAAGATACCTTAATAGTTTTGCAAATCAAGTTGTAAAGGAAGCTAAAATAAAGTTAGCTTCATCTAAAGGAGATACAGCTTTAGGCAATTCAATAAGAGCAATAGTTGTAAAAACAGCTCAGGGTTTTGATACAAAATTCTATATGGAAGATTATGGGGAATATTTAGATAAAGGTGTTTCAGGAAACAAGAATGAGCAATCTTATATCAATACCGCAGGAGAAAAGGTGAAAAGTCCTCATAAATACACAACAAAAGGACCTCCGATAGATATTCTTTCTAAATGGATAAAAAGAAAAGGAATAACACCAAAAGGACTAGGGAGAGGTAGAGACAAAAAAACAGGACAGTTTTTGTCAGGGTTTGCTTACCTAATTAGTAGAAAAATAAAAAGAGAAGGAATTAAGTCTTTAAGTTTCTTTCAAAAACCTTTAGGAATTGAATATAAAAAATTAAAAAAGGGTTTCTTAACTGAATTGAAATTAGACATTGAAAGTTATTTAACAACTTATTACAGACCAAAATAAAAGAAAATGGCAACACTAATAGAACAAAAACCTTTATACGAACAAGTTCCTGTAGGGCAAGAAGTTATTTTTGTAGTATCAAATAGTACAATAGTAGCAGGTTTTACAAATGTAAGATTTATTGCTGATGTTTATATAAGTGACACAATACCTACATCAATAACTACTACTTCAGTACCAACAGCTACATTTAAAACAACTCCAAACAATGCAGGAGTAGGAATATTTGATTTTAGACAAGTAGTAGAGAATTATGTTAGTGCTGATAATATGGCTTTTAACGGTAGTAAATACAAAACAACATTAACTTCTGACAACACTCCTCACCCGATACATCTGATAAACCAATATTCAAGAAACAAAAAAGCTGCTAGATGGTTGAATATTCAGTTTAAAATACAATACACGGACGCAAGTAATGATGTAGTTACACCTGAAGTGGAGTTTGAAGTGTCAGAAAACTATCAATTGTTAAATGGCTACTTAAAATACACTGACGAACTTGCAATATTCAATAATGACTTTGGTTTTAATTTAGGTAACTTTAATTTATCAAGTGGTACTGATAAGTTCTTAACTAACGCACCTGCTACTCAATACGCTAATTTAGAAGATTACGGAACACTTGCTTTTTTAACGCCTAACGATAATGTAACGCAAATTAAGCTAATATATAAGGATAGTGGAGGAAGCCAAATAGGAGCAGAAAGTGTAGCAAGAAATTTTAGTAATGGAGCTTACACTACTGCTAATACATATATACATTCTAAACTTTTATTCTTTGGCTGCTTCCCTGCTAACTTACAAAATTGGAGTTCTACATTTCAAAACTTAGTTTCAGCAGGAACAATAAATGGAGGTAGCATAGTTGTTCAAGCGTTTGACTCTACCTCTCCTGTTAATCAAGCACAATCAAAAGCTTATACTATTAATGTGAATTGTCCTGACTTAAAAGGCTTTGAATCTATAAGGCTTTGTTGGTTAAATCAATGGGGTGCTTGGGATTACTACACATTCACTAAGAAGTCAGCAAGAAGCATATCAACTAAGGGTTCTACATACGAACAATTAGCAGGAACTTGGAATGAAGCAGCTTATAGAGTAGATAGTTATAAAGGAGGAAAAAAAGCATTTAGAGTAAACGCTACTGAGAAGATAACAATGAACACAGACTTTGTAAGTGAAAGTGAAAATGTAATGTTTGAAGAACTAATAAACAGTCCTGAAGTTTATATTTTAGACGGCTATCAAACAGACGCTAATTTCTCAGCACTTAATCAATATGTAATTCCTGTAAGACTTACCACATCAAGTTTTACAAAGAAGACAGTAGCGAACGATAAGCTTATTCAGTATTCTTTTGAAGTAGAAAAGAGTAAAACACTAAGAACACAATCAGTATAATGAGCGTACAATTAATAGTATTCCCACAGTATTTTGATGGTTCAGGACCTTTAAGTTCTCCATCTACTCAGTTCTTTGTTGATGGTATTAATTTTAACCAAGTAAATACTTCATCTTCAACCTTAAATATTACAGGTGCTTTACCTCAGGCTTTTATTAACTCCTATACATTAGGAAGTTCTACAATTTTTATAACAAATACTTGGTACAGGTATAGTCCTAATACTTCTGCGGTGACAGAATCAGGAGGTA